TCGCCCAGTTCCAAGCCTCAGGTCTTCATCAACGACTCCGACGACACACACCTCACTCCCCTGCTCGAGTGGCTTTTTAATCAGATCAAGAGTGTTCTTCTCTACCAAAGGATTTGTGCAGAGTGCAATATCTCTTGCCCTGAGTAATGCCATCACGGCTGGGGGAAAGTAAGCATGCTCGAGTTTGGTCCCTCCCTCCAACTCTGTGCGTTCCGTGAGTACATGTGCAGCTGTGACGATGTATGAACATAGCTGGAATCCAGTTCCAACTTGCACATCATCCTCATACAGTGGTAATATACCCATAGACAGCTGGTCTATGTTGATTAAATACTTCCCCGGGATGGCTGCTTCTGTCTTGAGACCTCTTCTCGCAACCAGCGACTGACGTTTAGGATCCACATACCACTCGCTCTTACGGTAGAGTAATCCACCGGGACATTTTATTGTACCGGCAAAATCCTCTTGCTTCAGAGCGATGAAAGGGGCCAAGCGCCAATCTTTAGATTTGTTTTTGACTTGACAATTCCAATAGGAATGCTTGCCTTGACAAAGGTAACACTCAGCTGCTCGCGCAGCCTTAACCAAGTTTTTGTGCTGTGCTTTTTGAAGCAAAACCTCGGGTACACGTCGTTTTGTATTGAGAGCAGTAACATTGGTGGGGCTACCGATATCGATGTCCCCCACCATGATAGTGGGCGCAAACGTGACGACGGGCTTCTTTGGTTCTACTTTAGGTTCGACAACAGGCACTTCCTTGACCAGGGGTGTCTTAGGGGCTTTAGATTCCCATTCAGGTAAACTATCCAGGTCCTCATCTTCTCTATCCGCCCAGCTCTTCGAGGGCGTATAGGCTTTGGTCGTATCAGAGGTACGGGCTGCGTGGACAGTGTTCCAACCATCAGATCCCTTTACAGTTATCTGGTGGCGCTTCCTGGAATACTTGTCTCCTCTGAAAATCGCCATGGCACGTCTATCTGCGTAGAATTGATTCCTGGCATTAGTTGACGCCTTTTGTTCATCAAAGTTGGCATAAATCTTGGCATCACGGGAGTCAAGATAATCTACCTTGGCCATGTACAACCCGCGATAATAAAAGTCAACATCCTGACCTTCATCTTCCAATTTCTGCTCATTCTTAGCCGCCTCCTTCAACTCATGTGCACGCCAACGCAAAAACTCGCGCTCTGAATCCTCCAACGTAAAATCAGAGACTTCATAGTCTTTCAACTTAGCGGTAGCTTTACGCATGCGATCACTCGAGTCTTGGGCGCGACCTTTTGTTTTACCCTTTTTCTCGTCCGCATCCGACTCTTCCTCTGGCTTCTTTACCCTGGCCATCCCAAACCACGTAGCACGTACTATGAGGTAGCCAACCAAAGAACCAACGATAAGAGACGCAACAATGCACAGCCCTATGACAAAGACATGTGCACTCTTTGCACGAGTATAGAGTTCAACAAACCATTCAATAAAACCGATTGCAGCAGCATCAGGATCTTCAACCCTTTCCTTACCACCACCCTGTTGGAAGCATTCAACTTTCTTACCGTTGGATCGCCAACGGTAATAAGCATCCTCTATCTTGCAGGGAGGGTCCCAGTCTCTTCTGTATACCATAGCAAGCGTATAAGCATAAGCCCAGTGGTTGCGGTCTGCAACACCAGATAGTCTATCCTGCAACCCCTTGATCTCGTCTAAGTCCCAAGGTTCTGCAGTGACTCTGGCAATTGCTTTTTGCAACAACGAGCACTTAGTCTCATGCGATTGATGGATCCAGTCTTCCTCTGGGAAGAAAAAGGCTAAATAATCAAGATATCGCAATTCCATATCTGTTGGTGCGGGGGTATCACCCTCGCCTTCATCTGATGAACAGTTATGAGCTGGAACAGCGTCGGGCTTAACAAAGGCAACGGGTTTAGTCTGCTCTCTATGGCATTTACACCCGCAACCCGCAAGCCATCCGACAAAACCATTCCAACCATACCAGTCACAACAGTCATGGTTAGCGGTACATTCGGTAAATTGAGTTCTCTTTGTAAAAGAAAAATAGGTAAGAAAATCTCTGATGTCCTGAATGGAACCTGCGCAACACTGCATAAGAGCGAGCGCACCAGCTAAAGTGCCGAAGAATTGACACATACGAGCTAGACGTGACTGGGGAACTTTTGATTCCTCAGCACGCCTACGCGCGACGGAACTCCAGACCATATACACCACTGTGGCAATCGCTGATATTATCACCACTCCAATAACCCTAGCGAAAGGAACAGCGGCAAACCACTCAGACCAGGTGGGTTTCCGTGTTTCCTCTGTCATGCTAACTACTGAATTAGCAGCTGCTTGTTGTATAACCGGACGGCGATCCTTTGTCGTTGTCAAAATACGCACGATATCTTCTCGTGAGAACTTTGCATACGTCAACGAAACTACGCCCGACACACAAAAGAAGTTCTTCTTCAGT